ACTGGATTTGACTATATGACGCTTTTGGGTTTCGTTCTCTGTACGAAGTTTTTTCTTTTTCAATACATTCGTTGTATGGATCGGAGCATCCCGCCAATGACATTAAAATTAACAATCCAATTAATATTGCTTGTAACATAATTTCTCCTACTCAATTACCCATGGCCTAAAAGTTGTGTCTATTTTAATAGGCTTTTTGGGCTTCTCATGATTATTTATGACAACAACTTCGGGAATTTCATTGTTATAAAGTACAGAAAAACCAGTAAACTGATTGTCCTTAATGTTTGCTGTTATTTTCTGTACAGTTTTGCCAGTTTTATCTTCTACGTATTGTTTTAATATACCTTCAACTAGTTCCTTTGTGAGGGTGGAAGTACTCTCAATGACTATATCATCCATATATTTCTCCGTTATTAAGTGTACTTATTCGCTAGAAATTTTGCCCCAATTAAATTTCAGCCAAGCACGTTCATGGATATAATGTGCTATGGTCATAAAGATGTTAATTACTATAGCTCCGCTTAATCCTGTCCAAATAGCAGTAACTAATGTGGCTACAATTCTCCAGGTTATTGCTCTAATGATTGTTCTTTTGTGTGTTTCTGTCATGATATCTCCAAAATAAAAGCCCCTTTCGGGGCTATGTTAATTACTCAATAACCTTGCTACAGACGTTATAACTGCCGCTATTCGTCCAATATCTCGTAACTGTTCTACTGTGTATCCTTCTTTTTTAAGTGTTTCATAATGTGCCTTAACACAAAAATGACACTTGCCTACGATACTTGCTGCTAAACTGTATGCTTCAAATCTTGCCTTGGTTGTACCACCATGTGTTGCAATCGCATTCATACGCAACTGTGCTGGTAAACCTTTAAGTTGTTCATCATCAGCCATTTCAACAAATGGATACCATATGTTGTTTTGTGCCATAATACTTGCTGCTGTTAGTGCTGCGTCAGCCTCTTTACGATCACTTAATTGGCTATGAACCCATGTCCAAAATTTGCTATTACCTGTTGCAAATGCTGCTGCAAGTGCCACTGCCTCTGCTTCTTCAACTGGTAATGTACTACGCTTAATTACTGCGTCAATGTTTAGTTTTGTATCCTTAGCGTATTCAGGAATACTTTGTTCTTTTAATGCGTCTACCCATGCTGTCATTTTGTTAAAACTCCTAATTGTCTGTATCCTTTGTGTGTAGGATGTACCTTATCTGGTGATAGTTCTGGTATGATGATAAAAGTATCACCGTAATGCCTGGCAATCTTTTTTACTATCTCTTGTTTTTCTGGTTTGATAGCAGGAACGATCCAAAATACACGATCAGAATTAACAAAACTTCTTAATGCTACTAATTCTATTTCGGTATTTAAGTTTTTAAAATCATTACTGCCTAAACTAATAATTGTAGTTTTGGCTGGCTTAACTTTTTTAACATATGCATCGTTCCAATCTTTGCTATTAATACCGCTTTGAGCATAAGCCACACACTCAGTACGTACTTGGCTTACACCCTTAGCTATACTATCTCCTAAGATAAGGCACTCTAACATTATAGTGTCTCGCCACCAACTGAACGGTTACATGCACATAGTTCACCTGTTTGTAGTGCATCTAGTACACGCAATGTTTCTTCTGGGCTACGACCAACATTTAGATTGTTAACTGTAACATGTTGAATTACATTGTCTGGATCAACGATAAATGTTGCGCGGAGTGCTGCACCTGCTGGGGCAAAGAAAATACCAAGCTGATTGATTAAGCTTAGTTCACCGCGCTGTGTATCTGCAAATTGTACATGTGTAATCTTTGCTAGATCAGGGTGTGCTTTCTGCCATGCTAATTTGCAGAATTCATTATCTGTTGAACCAGTCAATAATACTGCATCACGGTCTTTGAAATCATTTGCCAACTTATCGTATGCTACAATTTCTGTTGGGCAAACAAATGTGAAATCTTTTGGGTAGTAAACGATAACTTTCCATTTACCTTCAAAACTTGTGTCGGTAATGTCAAAAAACTGATCACTACCTGGGTTGACGCCGGTTACGGCAAATTTTTCAATGGTATCACCAACTGTTTTCATTTGTGTCTCCTTATGTGTGAATGAAATTATAATAAGCTATCTATTATAATCTAGTTATTTAGCTTTTCTAAATAGTTTGGGACAAATACTTTTCGATTAAATACATAGATGAGTGGATTAGCGTTCAACCCAAATGTTTATGACGTAGTATTTTTAAGCTACGATGAACCAAACGCCGACGAAAACTATCAGCATTTACTTTCCATAAAACCCAAAGCAAAACGTGTGCATGGTGTCAAGGGTAGTGACGCAGCGCACAAAGCCTGTGCGGAATTAGCCACTACAGACAGAGTTGTAATTGTAGACGGTGATAACAAAGTTCTACCCAGTCTTTGGAAACGTAATGTTTGGATTAAGCAAGGACATTTTGACTGGGATGACAAAGTTTTTAGCTATAGTAGTTTAAACTCAATCAATGGTACAAGTTATGGCAACGGTGGCGTTAAGTGTTGGCCCGTTGAAAAAATTTTGGCTATGCGAACTCACGAAATAAGTGATGATGAAAGTGTAAGTGTAGACTTTGATTTTGATAGCTATCTACAACTGAATACTATAGGCAGTCATACTGTTGTTAACAGCAGCCCGTTACAAGCATGGCGTGCAGGATTTCGTGATGCAGTTAAATTATACATGAGTGGCAATGGTTCATTTGATGATGTAGATTGGCGCAACATGGATAGATTGTATAGTTGGATGCACGTTGGTGCTGACGTTGAGAATGGATTATGGGCTTGTTATGGTGCAAGATTGGGATGCTATTTGATACAGCGTGGTTATGACCATCATGAATTGTGCGATTTTGATAGATTAAATGATACATTTAAAATGTATTATGCAGCATCACACAATAATTTAGAAAAGGTATGCAATAACTTAAGCATATTATTAAATCATAGATATGTTGGTAATGTGTTTAGTATTGAACAAAGCATAGAATATAAAGAAAATGCTAAACCACCCGTTCGTAGCCCTGAAGAATTTGTAGCAGGAAATAAAGATCCTGAATACGACATTGTATTCATAAGTTACGACGAATCAAATGCTGATGAAAACTACGAAAAATTACTATGTAGATTTCCTAAAGCAAAAAGAGTACATGGTGTAAAGGGTATACACAATGCACACAAAGAGGCTGCGTTATTATGTTCTACTGATTACTTTTGGGTAGTAGATGCGGATGCGGAGATAGTTGATAGTTTTAATTTTGATTATGTTGTGCCATTCTTTGACATAGCAAGAGTTAGAGTATGGCGTTGCAAGAATCCTATCAATGATCTTGTGTATGGGTATGGTGGAGTTAAGCTACTACCTAGATGTGTAGTAAACAAAATGGATGTTAACACTACTGATATGACAAGTAGTATAAGCAAACACTATGAACCAGTACAAGAGTTAAGCAATATAACAAAATTTAACACTGATCCATTTACTACATGGCGCAGTGCATTTAGAGAATGTGTTAAGTTAAGCAGTCAAACTATTCAAGGTCAAGTATCACAAGAAACATTAGAACGTTTAGACATTTGGTGTACCGTAGGTAGTGATAGAGAATACGGTAAGTATGCTATTCAAGGTGCTAAACAAGGTAGAGAATACGGCTTAGAGAATAAAAACAATAATGAAGCATTGAGAAAAATAAATGATTATAGTTGGTTAAAAGAATTATATGAAAGAACAGTTAGCGTTTAGCGATATACCTTTCAATGACATTGTTAGATTTGGTCAAGCAACCATGCTTGATGATACACTGTTTTCTATAAGTTGGATACTAGGAAGATTTTGTAACTATAAATGTAGTTATTGTTGGCCTTACGCAAGAAATGATACACCAGATCATCAAGAACTAGAAACATATTTAAAAACAATAGATGAAATAAAAAGACAAGCCAGACAAAATGGCTTCAATAAATTTCATTGGTCATTCAGTGGCGGCGAACCAACAGCGTATAAACATTTACTTGAATTAGTAAAGCATGTTGATGATGGCCCTGGTACTCCATATCAAAGCATTCACATGACTACTAATTTAAGTCCTAGTAAGCGTTGGTGGAAAAATTATGCTGAGATAACTAGTATGTTACAGAGGCGTAGTATAACCGCAAGCTTTCATGATGAGTTTGCAAAAGAAACAGAGTTTGGTGACAAAATATTACAGTTAACCGAAGATGATGTATTTGTTACAATCAATCAAGTTATGGTTCCAGAAAAGTTTTATGAGTTGTATGAAAGGTTATGCCGTTTTGCAGCAAGGGGAATTAATGTCACACTCAAACCACAAAGTGATCCAACGGCTAGTTTTGTAGTTGACGGATACAGTGAAGATATGATAAAATTGATGCGTGACGGCTTTCCTCAACATGCTAGAAATCAAGAGGTAATGCAAGTAAAACTGATTGACAAAGATAACAAAGTTTGGTATATGGATCAAGCAGAAAGATTTAATGCATTTGGATTCAATAAATTTAAAGGTTGGATGTGTAATTCGGGCTATCAAGGTTTAGTTATTAGAGAGAATGAAGTAAAACGCAGTTATAGTTGTAGAGATGAGATATTGGGAACATTGGACAGTGGATTCAAATTATTTGATAGTCCTAAAATATGCATGACAGAGAGTTGTGTAAGTTCCGCAGACAGTAAATTACCAAAATGCAAATTGATTTAGAACACATATTATTTTGGATGGATGCTATTCGTAATAGCGAAGATCCTAAACGCACTTTAGAAAGTTTTTGGAAAGGTCAGATTAAAAGCAAGCTATGGCTAGTAAAAGAACTGGGTGTGTTTGTTGGCAAACCAGTCACCATAGATATATTTGGTGGCTGGAATGGTGTACTAGCAAGTATGTTGTTTAATGCTGCGTATCCTGTAATAGCTATTCGCAGTATTGACATTGATCCAAACTGTGAAGAAACTGCAAACACAATGAATAAGATTGAGCATATAGCAGGCAGATTCATAGCAGTAACAGAGGATATGTGTGATTCTACTAGTATGGCAGATGTTGTAATTAATACTAGTTGTGAACACATTTCTCAAGACCAGTACAAAAGTTGGCTAAATAGATTACCTGCCAAAAGTTTGATTGTACTGCAAAGTAACAATTACCAAATAGATGAGCATGTACGGATAGCTAACACACTAGATGAATTCATTGAACAATCAGAATTAAATGTTTCATTTTCTGGTGAGTTAGAGTTACCATTGTACAAAAGATTTATGATTATAGGGAGAAAGCAGTGCTAAAAAAGGTTCACTTAGATTTTGACTTTAGTAAACTATTGTCAGCGGATTATACTCAGCACTGCGGTAG